GTGTTGACTCTTTCGGAAGTCAAACTTCATTTGAAAATTGATTCAAGTGCTGATGATACATTAATCACTAATTTGATTTCAGCTGCAACAGAATCTTGTCAAGAATATACTAATAGATATTTCACAACAACAGTTGTTGAACAATATTCGGACACTTTTGCTGGAGTTAAACAATTATATAAATCTCCAGTCATTTCAATAACTCATATTAAATATTATGACTCAAATAATAGTTTACAAACGTGGGATTCTACTAATTATATAGTTGACAATGTTTCAGAGCCAGCAAGGATTGGATTGGAGGTTCAAAAAGCTTATCCAGAAATTGCTGATAGAATGAACGCTGTTATTGTTAAGTATTCAGTAGGATATGGAGAAGCTACTGACGTTCCACAAGCTATTAAAAGTGCAATCCTTTTGACAATAGGAAATCTTTATGAAAACAGACAATCTGTAATAACAGGCAGAACTGCAACTGAACTTCCTTTGTCAAGTCAATATTTGTTAAATCAATTTAAGGTTCAAGTATGTTAAGCATCGGACAATTAGATAGGAGAATTGAAGTGAAAAATTTTACAAGTGTTAAGAATGATTTTGGTGGAACTACTAAAACTTATGCAACTCTTTACACTTTATGGGCAAAAAAAGATTATAAGAAATCAGATAGAAAAGAAGATTCCGAGCAAATCGTTCAAAATACTGAGGTTTGTTTTTATGTGAGAAATATGAGTGATGTAAGAATTTTAGGAACTTATCATATTTTTGATATTGATGAAAATGAAACTTACATAATTCATGGAATTAAAGAAATAGATGGTAGAGATAGATTCTTGGAAATAGAAACAACAATAAAAGATAATCAATGATAGCTGGAGTTAAGTCAAGTCAACAAATAGATAAGTTAACATTTGAATTGCAAGGCATTCCAAAAGTCATTCAAATGTTCAAACAGATTGAAAAATGGAAAGATTCAAAGGCTGCCGATGCCGCTTGGGTTCGATTATGGAAAAAGACAATGAAACCTTTGCAAGAGGCTGCAAAAAGAAACGCTCCTGAAGCAGACAAAGACATTCCTTATCCCCCAAATAAAAGCTTAACAATCAAAAGAGGAACTCTTAAAAACTCAATTGAGTGGTTCAGGACTAAAGCTTCAAGAGATGTTAATGGAGGATATATCGGGCCAGTAGTCAAAGGAAAATTTGGTAAAAACAAAGGAGGATATTATGGAGCTTGGATTGAGTATGGCGACCAAGTTGAACACTTTGGAAAATATACATCTGAGGGAAAAACCTTTATGAAAGACGCTTTTAAAGCAAAAGGGAGTTCTGTTATTCGTTCAATATATCCTTTAGCTGAAAAAATGTACAAAAGAGCGGCTCGAAAATTTGCAAAACAAAACGCTTGATTATGAATGTAGGAAGAGCAATATATAAAATTTTATCTGATAACACGGCTGTTGCTGGTCTTGTAGGAACTAGGATTGCTCCGAGTGTTATGGAACAAAGTTCTCAATTTCCTTTTATAATATATGATATTGCAAATGATTCTCCAGACACACAAAAGAGCACAACAGCACAACTAAATTCTTATAAGATTTTAGTGTCGGCTTATTGTCAAACTTATACTGAAGCCAGTTTTCTTGGAAACTACATAAGAACTGCTTTGGATAGGCGTTCAGGAAATTTTAATGGAGTGGAAATACAGTCAATAGATTTTGAAGGAGTAGATGATGTTTTTGATGATATGAGCGGCAAAGATGGAATATTCAGAAAGAGTTTGGATTTTAATGTGAGGGTTACAAATTCAATCAACAATATATATTCAACAAAGTTCGATGGTGTTGATGAATCAATCACGTTGCCAGTTACTGGAATGGATTCAATTAAAACATCTGGAAGTTATTCTGTTTGGTTCAAAATGGATGCTGTTACAAGTGGGAGAGAGTTTATAATTTACAAAGTTGATGACAATAATAGTATTCGTATTTTTTATAATTACAGTGCAACTGAAATTAGAGCAACTTACAAAGCTGGCGGAACTGCTAATGTTGCGGCAAAAACTTTTATTTCTGGGGATGGTAATTGGCATCATGTTGCTGCAACTTGGAACTCAACTGGAAATATTAAAATTTACTTTGATGGAGCTTTGGTTCAAACAACTGCAATAAGTGGAACTTTTACAGGAACTATTGCTTCGGCTGCAATAGGAACCAATTTGAATGGAGGTAATTTTTGGAAAGGCAATATTGATGAAGTTTCAGTTTTCAACGCTGAATTAAGTGCTTCACAAATAACAAGTTTATACAATGGGGGCTATCCAGACGCTGTTGCTGGAATATCAAATATAAAAGTTCATTACAAAATGGGAGATGGAGATAATCAAGGAAGTCCAATTGCAACAGCCCCAACAATAAACGATGAAATTGGAAATAATAATGCAACAATGGTAAATATGGAACAAGCTGATTTTGTTGCAGACGTACCAAAAGGGATTTAGAATGGAATTGAAATATGTTATAATAAATAAAGAAGAGTTAGATTCAGTAGATTTTGAAATGGTTGTTGAGGATTCTATTGATTCATTAAGATATTCTTTGGATGGAAATAAAACCATCCTAAAATTTAGAGGAGAAACTCCAAAATTTTTCGATCAGAAAATGACATATAACCTAGTAGAAATAACAGAAATTATTGGAAACCCCGATAATGGTTGGATTGATAATGAAAATTAAATAAAATGGAATTTAAATTAGAAAAAAAATATACCAGAGGCCACAAAACTTTAGAAGCTGGAAGTATCATTAAAGTTGATTCTGAAATGTATAACTGGCTCAAAGAAAATGGTTATGGAAATAAGGAAAAGAAAACAAAAATAAAAAAAGACAATAATAATAATTAAAAATTAAAAAAAATGGCAACTTATAATGGTTCTATAAATGGAACAAATCTTGGCGTGTATGTTGGTGGAACTCTTATTGGATTCGCAACAAGCGCAACAATTAACGTAAATCAATCGCTACGTTCAACAAGCTCTAAAGCAAGTGGCGGATGGGAAGAGAACATGGAGGGAATAAGAAACTTTGATGTTTCAACTGATGCGTTATATTTATATACAAATGCAGATGGTTCGGCAGTTTCGGAAATTACAGCTGATGAGCTTTATGCTCATATTCACAACAGAACATCGTTCACTTTAAAATTTGGAGTTGGAACAACAGCTTCTGGAGATATAAATTATCAAGGCACGGCTTTTGTTACTTCAATAAGTGTTTCTGCACCAATGGAAGATACTGCAACATATTCAGTTTCTTTTCAAGGAAGTGGAGCTTTAACTGAAACAATTAGTTAATATGTTTTTTAAGCGGCGTCATGCGTTTTCTTTTCTGAGTGCGTGGCGTCGTTTTTTTTAATTCAGAAAAGACAAAAAACTTAGAAAAATGACATACGAAATATTAGTAATTGATGGCAAAGATTATCCAGTCAGATTTGGATTCAATGCGTTAAGAGAATATTCCAGAATAACTGGAGCAACAATGCAAGATTTAAATAAACTTGCCAATGGTCAAACAACTTTCAATGATGCGTTTGCATTGATTTATTGTGGAATGAAAGATGGAGCCAGAAAAGCAAAAAAAGAATTTAAATATTCCATTGCTGATGTTACAGATTTATTTGATGGAAACATGGACGCAATTGAAGAGGCTTTTGAGATACTTGGAAGAGCAATGGAAGAGTCAGGCAAAGAAAAAAAGTCGAAAGCCAAGATAACAAAAAAGAAAAGCAAGAAGAGTTAACTTGGCAGAAATTGGAAAAGATTGCTTTTGGAAGAATGAATATGAGTGTTGATGAATTTTATGATATGTTGCCAAGACATTTTTTTAATAAAATGGAAGGTTTTTATGAAATGGAAAATCTAAGGCAAAGGAATGATTGGGAGCGAACAAGATGGAGCACCTGTATTCTTTTGAATGTTCATGTTGCAAAAGGCAAAAGATACAAGCCAAAAGATTTGATTGAATTTGAGTGGGATAAAAAAGTGAATGAAGATTCTAAAACAGATTATGAAATTTTGAAAGCAAAAGCTGAGTATCATAAAAAATTAATAGAACATAAAAACAAAAAATAATGGCGGGAATTTCGGTTGGTTTTTTAAATTTTAAAGTTGGAGTAAATTCAACTGACTTCACAAAGAAGCTCAACAAGATGCAAAGAAGAGCTGCAAAGTTTGGAAGAGCGATGCAGAAAACTGGACAAAGTATGACAATGAGTTTAACTTTGCCATTAGTTGCTTTGGGCGCTGGAGCAACAAAAGTTTTCATGGATTTTGAGCAAGGAATGTTGAAAGTTGCGGCTGTTTCTGGTGCTACTGATGACAAAATGAAAATGTTATCTGATACAGCGAAAAGATTAGGTGCTAGCACGATGTTCAGCGCTACTCAGGTTGCAGAATTACAACTCAATCTTTCAAAATTAGGATTAACGCCAGACCAAATTGATAAAGCAACAGAATCAATATTGAGATTATCTCAAGCAACTGGCGAGGATTTGGGAGATACGGCCACAGTGGTTGCTTCTACAATGGCGGCCTTTGGAATGACTGCTAGTGAAACTCAAAGAATAACAGATGTCATGGCTGATTCATTCAGTTCAACGGCATTGGATTTGGAGAAATTTAAAACAGCAATGGCAACACTTGCTCCAGTTGCAAAAGAATCTGGAGTTTCAATTGAACAAGCCTCTGCTCTTGTTGGTCTTTTGGCAAATAATGGTGTAGATGCTTCGACCGCTGGAACAGCTTTGAGAAACATATTTTTAGATTTGTCAAAATCGGGAATGAGTCTAGATGAAGCAATGGCGCAAATAAATAATTCAACTGAACCCTTAACAACTGCTTTTGATATGTTTGGTAAAAGGGGAGCAACTGTTGCAACAATACTTTCCAAAAATCAAGAAGAGATTCAGAAATTAACACAAGATTTTATTGATTCAGAAGGAGAAGCTCAAGGAATGGCCGATACGATGGATAAAGGATTGGCTGGTTCAATGAGGCGTTTGAAATCTCAAACCGAAGCCGCTGGAATTTCACTTGGAGAAGTTTTGGCTCCGGCTGTAGACTTTGCAGCTAAGCTTTTCGGAGATTTGATGGATAAGTTTACAGGATTATCTGATACAACAAAAACAATAATTGTTGTTTTTGGAGGCTTCCTCGCTGTATTAGGCCCTTTGTTTTTATTAGTTGGAAAATTAGCAATGGCTTATGTTTCAATTACAAAAGCAATAATAATTCTTAAAGGCGCTCAATTGAAATTAAATTTAGCCTTTTTAAAAAATCCAATATTTCTAGTTATTACCTTAATAGTTGGTCTCGTTACAGCTTTTATTTTGTTATTTAATAATGTTGAAGAAGTAAGGGGCGCAATATTTGGATTGTTTAGAGCCGCTAAAAAAGTATTCACTTCGCTTCCAACGCTCATCATGGGCACTTTGGGAGGTGTTGGAGACATTTTAATTGGAATCTTTACTCTTGATACCGATAGGATTGTAAAAGGTTTTAAAGACTCTAAAAAGACGTTTACAGATTTTGGAAAAGGTGTTGCTGATGAATTTAGAGCGGGTTACAAAGAAGGATTGGAAGCTGAGCCAATTAATGTTAAGGGGCTTTTGGGTTTTGATGCCGAGGATATTAAAGCGCAAGGAAAAGATGTTGAGGTCGAAACTGATGACCCTGTAACAGTTAAAGGGCAAAATGTTGATGTTGATACAAATGGAACAGGAACGACAGAGGAGCCGACAGGCCCATCAGGCCCCACAAAATCTCCTTTTGAAATAGATATTGATGAGCTTAAAAGAAATCACAAAAAAGCTATTCTTGCAGAAAAAGAAAATCTTTTAAATGGACTTATAACAAAAGAAGAGTTTAACAAAAGAATAAGAGAAGAGGAGCTTGGACATCTTGAGCAAATGAAGATGGTAAATGAAAATTATGGAAAAGATATTCTTGACTTAGAGGAACAAATTGTTGATTCAAAACAAAACATTTTTGACAATACAGAGGTTCGAGAATTTGAAGGAGCTTTAGGGAGTTTAGGAGATAAAATAGCAGACTTCTTTAATGTAGATTTGAAAACATTAGAAGATGGAATGATGGGTATTTTGACAAAACTTGGAGATGAATTAGCACAAGGGGCCGACAGTTTTGAAGAGTATGCTCAAAATGTTAAAGGAATGTTAAAGGATGTTATTGGAGGGTTGATTAGTCAAGGAGTTACAGCTGCAATAACAAACGCTTTGACAAGCACATCTTTTTTACCTCCTTTTTTAATTCCTGTTGTTGCAGGAGCTGCTGCGGGCTTAGCTAGAACAGCTTTTAATTCTTTGATTCCAGCCTTTGCAGAGGGGGGATTAGTTACAGGCCCGACGCTTGGGTTAATCGGTGAGGGTATTGGAACAAATGCTTCAAATCCTGAAGTTATTGCACCACTTGACAAATTAAAAGGATTTATGAATGGAGGAAATAAAGTTGTTGTTGAGGGTGTTATAAAAGGAAATGACATCTTCTTATCAAATAAGAGAACAAAACAAAACAGATTTAGAACAGTATAAAAAAAAAATATGGCAGTTCACACGGCTTATGGTTTACAAAAATACGCAACTTCAGTTGTTAAAAGCATGACTGAGGAAACTTATACATTAACATTTTGGTGGAGTGGAGGTGGAGGCTCTCAATCTTGGACTTTAGCGGGAGAGGGTGCTGTTATTGATTATGAAACATCAAGTTCAGATGATAAAAATTCAAGTATAATTTGCTCACAAATGAGCGTTCCTTTACTAGTTGAAAACTTAACAGAACAAAATTTTCTTGATGGTTTGAGGTCAAGTTTTCAGGAAAAAGATTTTTGGGTTACTTTAAATGTTGGAGCAACTTATGCGTCTGGTTCTTTGATTTGGGCGGGTTACATGATTTTTGATTTAGAAACAAAAGAGGATATTTCTTTTCCTTACGTTCAAAATTTAACTTTTATTGATGGAATTTCAACTCTTAAAGAGATTCCTTTTATAAGAGATACAAATTCGGAAGATGGCTCAGTTCCAACATATCCTTATGTAAGGCAAGATACTTTTGATAACGGTGGATATAGAAGGCCAATTGGAGGAAGTCAAACATGGTTCAAAATGTTGATTGATAGGATTGGAATGTTACTAGACCAAGACGATACTGGAGGGGATTTGGAAAACTATACAATTCAAACATCTTTTAACTGGTGGAATGATGATATGGATGGTTCTCCATCAGCAACAACCGACCCTTTATTTTTAATGAAGTTTTCAATGCGCCCATTTTACGAAAGGGATGAGAATGGATTTATGAAGGTTCCAAACTGTTATGATGTATTGGAACAGGTTTGCAAAAATTTTAACATGAGATTTATTTATTGGAATCATACTTTCCACTTTATTCAGGTAAATCAATATAACACAGATGAATCAGGCGTTGCCCCTTATACAACTCCAATTAATATTCCAACAAGAGAATATTTTTACACAGGTTCAGCTAGGACTCAAAATAATTTTATTGGTAATACTAATTATTCACTTTACAACATGGTATTTGAAAATGTTACAAATCCATCAAAAGGACTTCAAAAACTTTCTGGTTCAACTTATCAATCTCTTGCAGCTATCAAAAAAACAACTGGAACTTATTCTCAAAATGCTGGAATTAATGTTTTCAGCGGCTATCCTTTATTTGTTACTCATAATACTGGAAGTATAACACCAACAGCATGGCCAACAAGTTCATCTTATCAAGAAATTACACAAACATCAAACACAAATGGATTTGAAAACACAATGGAAATAACAAACGCAAAAGAACTGGATGGATTTGTTTGCAAGATTTATGGAAATTTTGTTAACACAAGTGCAGCTGATTTGAAAATGGAAATGGCTTGGACTATTCTTGCAAAGCCTTTGGATTCAGCTTGGGGCGATTCTGACAATTTAACAATGTTTAGGTTTCAAGGAGCAACTTTTGCAGAATTTAGGTGGCAATCTATAACTGGCGAATTTCCTTTACAAAATCCGCAACAATATATGATTGACTGGCTTTGGATTCCAGCAAATACTGGTCAAAATGGAGTTATTTTAGAAATGTTTAATTCAACAACAACATCAACAACAAACACAACAAACAATCTTATTCCGATTGATAGCTCAATGGATGGGGACTGGGAGTTTAAATTCTACACTTTTACTGGCTATGACAATGTTCCAAGTGCTGGAGATACTAAGGTTCAAGCAAAAGGTTACAGTTCATTTGGAAATGTTAAATATTCTCATGGAAGAATTGTTGATATGAATGGTTCAACGTCGGGCCTAGTTCTTGGAGATACGCCCCCAAATTATTCATTTGATTATACAGATGCGGTTGACAATTCATCACCTCCAATTTTAATTTCTCAATTTGTTCCAGTTGCTTCTGCCGCAGCTCAATTTGGAACAGCTTCCAATCAAACTGAATTTGAACAAGCTGGAAACAATACTTTTGTTTATGATATTGGAGAAGTTATTTATGGAGATGGAACTGGTGCAAACACAACATCAACCTTAAAAGTTTTTGATGGAAGCTCGTTTGTTTTTGTCGATCCAGATGGAAAATGGGCAGAAAATGTTTATACTTGGAACGGAAGTTCTTATGTTTATTCAACTGTAACTTATGACAAAAAAATAATTGAACTTTTATCAGAATCAATTTTGTTTAACCAGAGTAAACCAATTTTGACACTTGGAACAACGACTGCTCTTGGAGTTAATGACAAATATTTTTCAAGCTCGACAAAATTAAAATTTATGAATCCTATTTCAAGATTGCAAGATACTGATAATAAAAAATATATGATGATGAGATGTTCGTACAATATAGCTGGAGATGAATGGAGTGGAGATTGGGTTCAAGTTTTTAGGAGTGTTCCAGCTTCTACAACAACAAATTCAAATCAAGGGCCTTCATCTGGTTTTAGTTCAACATTAACAACAAGCACAAGTAATAACACAGGAACAACAGGAAGTCCGATATAATATGATAAGTTTTCCAAATACATTACAAATAAATAAAAAAGAATTAAGCAATTCTTTAGACATTGCTGAGCTTACAACAATCATAAGCGATTCAAGTGCTATAACAGCTCTAGCAGTTACAGCAACGAAAGTAGATTTGAAAAATGGAGATAGAATTATGATAAATGGTCAACCTTTTCAAATTGCTGCTGACGCTTCGGCAGGTGCTAGAAGTTTAACAATAACATCAATAACACCATCAATCCCTTTAGGTATTGGAGATAAAATCTCTATTGACAAAGAAAATCTTTTTGTTCAATATCAAAGAAAAACAGAAGGGAAAATTGCTGGAATGCCAGTTGATGCAAACAATCTAGGGCCTATTAATTTCGCCGCTAATGTTTACAGCATTACGGCAGTTGATACAACATATATTAAAATACTTCCGAAAGATTTCATGGTCAATGATGATGCATCGAGTCCAGATATAACGCCTGCGGTTTTTGGGGATGGAACGAATACTGGAGTTTCAGTTGAAAACACTTCGCAAGAACTTATTGCAACAGTCAACATTCCAAGTGGAACGACCGCAACGGAAGTATATATTTATGGAAGTAACACAACAAAATCTGTTGAAGTTTACGAAATGAATATCAATGCTAATGGTAAGGGTTCGACAATAGGAACAGGAACAACCAATGGCTCTGCAATAAGTATTGGAACAATCGCTTCGACTGCAACAAATTTCTTAATGATAAAAATATTAGTTTCATCCACAAATCACAGAATTTGGGGAGGAAAAGTAACTTTAACACAAAATTAAAATGAAAGATAAAACAAAAGATATTATGGATTTGACAATTGCAAATGGTGGGGCTATTGGATTAAGTTTGGCTGAAGTCAATGAAATCCTTTTGACAATTTCAATCATTTTAGCAATAACAGTTTCTTTAGTAAAATTATTTAAAAAAAAATAACATGAAAAAAATAATCTGTAAAATAATATATTATTTAACATTTAAAAAAGTTTGTCGGGGTTTTTGCGAGTGTCAATGAGTTTTGAATATTTTAAGTTTAGTGAGTTTGATTGCAGTTGTTGCGGAAAGGGTTCTGGAAAGCAAAACATGAATCATGATTTTATCCTCTTTTTGGATAAGATAAGAAAGTCTTGTCGTTTTAGCCTAGTTGTAACTTCTGGATATAGATGTAAACGTAAACAACAATCTTTGGTTTTAAATCCTAAATATCAAGCAACACATCCAGATAAATCTTCACACTGTAAGGGATTAGCTGCTGACATCAAAATCACAAGTGATGAAAAAAGAGCAATCTTCATTGGAACTGTTATGGATATAGCAAGCGAAATGGATTTACCGATCAGAATTGGAATATCTAAAAGACAAGGATTTTGTCATATTGATATAGATAATAAACCAACGCCACGGCTTTGGATATATAGCTAAATGAGCGGGCTATAATACGCTCTAATAATTAAAACAATGAAAATGAAAAAATTTATACCAGTAGTTATTCAAGCAATGTTTAACTCAAAAAAATTTTGGTATGCTGTAGTAGGTATTTTAACAACTCTATTGAGTGAAAAGTTTGGATTGAATCCAGATGAATTGCAAGGAGTTTTGTTGAGTATTGGAGCCTTAATATTAGGACAAGGATTTGCTGATATAAAAAAATAGAACTTGGCGGGAAAGCGTTTAAGATTATCAGAGAAAGAGGTTGAGATTATTAATGAATACAGAGGTTCGGAACTTAAAAATTTCAACAATAACACTGCCTTAAATTTACACTTGAAAGAAAGAGGCATCTTGAAAAAAGATGTTGTTAGTGTAAAACATTGGCAAAACATGAAAGGAGAGTTAAGATTCTCTATTGTTACAAAAGAAAATCAATCAATTCAGGAATCTGAAATATTAAACAAAATACAAAATTTAATTGACAATCATGCTCCTTGTTATCCTAAATTGCAAAAGGTTAGCGGGGAGCATTTGTTGGTTATAAATCCAGCAGACATTCACATTGGAAAGTTAGCTGTTGAAATAGAAACAAAAGACGCTTACAACAATGATATTGCTTATCAAAGAGTTATGCAAGGAATCATTGGAATAGTTGAGAAATCAAAAGGCTTTGATATAGATAAAATTCTTTTCTGTATTGGAAACGATGTTTTGCATATTGATAACGTATATAACACAACAACAGCGGGAACTAATCAGGATGCGGATGGCAAATGGTGGCAACATTTTGAACTTGCTTTAAAACTGTATGTTAGTTCAATAGAGATACTTCAAAAGATTGCTCCAGTGGATGTAATTCATTGCATGTCAAATCATGATTATCAAAGTGGATTTCATTTGGCACACGCCTTAAAATCATGGTTCAGGAACTCAGATAATGTTTCTTTTGATATATCTGTAAATCATAGAAAATATTATGTTTATGGAAAGAATCTTATTGGATTGGAACATGGAGATGGAGCAAAGATGGATAAACTTCCATTAATGATGGCTAATGAGAATCCACATGCTTGGGCACAAACAAAATATCGTTATTGGTATTTACACCATATACATCACAAAGTCAAACATAAGTGGTTAGATGGAAAAGATTTCATTGGAGTTTCAGTGGAATACATGAGAAGCCCTAGCGGAACCGATAGTTGGCACAATAGAAAAGGGTTCACTGGAGTTCCAAAAGCTGTTGAAGGCTTTATTCATCAAAAGAAATCTGGCCAAGTTGCGAGGTTAGTTCACTATTTTTGAAGAAATTTCACACAAAAAAAACACACAAAATTAAAAAAAATTTAATACACTAGGTTAAAAAAAAATTAAAAAAGTTTTGGCAATAGTAAAATTATTTTTATATTTGTACAATAATTAAACGAATTAAAAACATTAAAATTACAATTATGAAAACTACACAATTACAACTTACAACTGAAAAATTTAATTTACAATTAACACAAAAAGAGCTTGAAAAAGTGATATTACTTATAGAAGACAAACATCAAAATAAAGGTATGAATTATCAAACAAGAGTATTATATGAAAAACTTTTAACTTCAGCTATGAGTAATTAAAAACAAATAAATAAAATGACACAAATAGAAAACCAAATAACAAAAGATGATTTGGTTGATTTGATTGTTTTAATAAATAAAAAAATGATTGAATTAAACAATGAAACAGTTGATGAATACTTTGTCAAAACACAAATCAATAAATGGCAAAGAATAAAGAATGAATTAATAAAAGATTACAAACACTTACAACTTAAAATTAATTAAATTATGTATAAAATAACACACAAAGAAACTGGATTTACACAATACAGAAATGCAAAAGAATTAACTGATTTTGTATATAAAAACAAACATTCTAAATATACAATAAATGAAATATCAAAGTTTGATTTTACAGAGTTTCAAGACGCTTTGATTGCTTTATTTTTAATAATATTTGTTTTTGTTTCTGCTTACTTTTTACTTTGGACTTTTTACTAAAATATTATGAAAGAATCACAAAAATTAAATCTATTATACAAAGATAACTCTTTGGACAAAGAAGATGTTTATAAAGACAAACGAGGCTTTAGTATAATTAAAAGAAGTGGAATTGAAAAAATACAAGTCAATAATAATATTAAAGTTCATTTTGAATGTTTGTCTTTTGATGTAAATAATTGCGTTATAAAAGCAACGTCTTATATTGATGGAGTTGAACAAATGCAAACTTATGCATCGGCAACAAAAGAAAACTGTATTCAAAAATTTAGAATTGAGATCGCAGAAAAGAGAGCTCTTGCAAGAGTAATAATTAAAACAATGAATCTTACCAACACTTATGGAGAGGATGAGTTAAAATTTCAAAACAATAAATAAATGAAAATACAAGGAAAACTGCATGACATTTTAGACATCCAGTCTGGAATCTCAAAAAATGGAAATGAATGGCAAAAACAACCAATCTTAATTGATACAGAGGCAAAGTTCAATAATATCATTGCAATTGATTTATTTGGAGATACAATTGAAAAAATCCAAAATCTACAAATTGGAGCTTTTGTTGAGGTTAAGTTGAACATAAGTTCTAAAGAATATAATGGAAGATACTACACTAATGTTACAGCTTGGGATGTTAGTTTGGTTGAAAATGTGGAATCAGAGGAATCAGAAATGCCTTTTTAATATGTTGAAAGGATATGAAAATATAACTTATGAATTAACTGATGAAGAGCTCAAATTAGTAGAGCCGATTATCAAAGGTTTGGAAGTTAGAATCGGAAAAGAAAACGCTGTAACAAATAAAGAAATCCAAAAAGCAATGAATCTCAGTTCAGCAAGAGTTCACAAAATAATTCAATATATAAGAATCAACAATCTTTTGAATGGAATTTGCAGTTCAGGAAATGGATATTTTATAGCTAAAGACATTAACGAACTTGATGAATGTTTGATTAGTTTAAGACAAAGAATTTATTCTCAAATGAAAACTTTACATTGTTTGGAGCGACAAGACATAATTTTTGGAGGTGTTGGACAGTTAACAATATTTGATTGATGAAAAATAGAAATTTAAAACATGTTGATGATTGGGGAACTCCTGAGTATATATATAATCAACTTAATAAAGAATTTAATTTTGATTTTGATCCTTGTCCTTTACAACATAATTTGGAAGATTGGAATGGATTGGAAGTTGAATGGGGAAGATGTAATTTTGTGAATCCTCCTTATTCAAGAAAATTAAAAGAGGCTTTTGTTAAAAAAGCAATTGAAGAAAGTAAAAAAGGAAAGATATGTGTTTTATTATTGCCAGTTTCAACATCAACAGTTCTATTTCATGATTATATATTGCCACATAAAAAAGAAATAAGATTTATTAAAAAAAGAATCAAATTTATTGGAGTCAATACTTTTGGAGAAAAAGTTTCTGATAAATGTGGAATGCACGATTCAATGATTGTTGTATTATGAACATTAAAAGAATACAAAAAAGCAAATAACAATATTTGATTGATGATAAACCTACACAATAAGGATTGTATGGAAGCTTTAAAAGAATTCAAAGAAAATCAGTTTGATTTGGCAATAGTAGATCCTCCTTATGGAATAAATGTAGCTAATGATGAAAGAAATGGGTTGTTAATGAAAAAAGCTGCTACAAAAAGAAAATATTATAATAAAAAAGACTGGGATAAAAACGTTCCGTCTATTGAATATTTTAATGAATTAAAAAGAGTAAGTAAAAACCAGATTATTTGGGGAGTCAATTACTATCCATATAATATATTAAATGGTGGAAGAATTTATTGGGATAAAATGACTGCTGAAGGATATACAAATAGTGATGGAGAATTAGCTTATTACAGTAAAAGCAATTCTATAAAAAGCATAAGTATTAGATGGAATGGAATGTTACAATACGACATGAAAAATAAAGAACAAAGAATACATCCAACACAAAAACCAATTAGACTATATGAATGGCTACTAATGAACTACGCAAAAGAAGGAGATAAAATATTAGATACTCACTTAGGGAGCGGCAGCATTGCTATAGCGTGCCACAATTTAGGATTTGATTTAGAAGGATATGAATTAGATAAAGAATATTTTGAAGCGGCAAAGAAAAGATTAAAAGAACATCAACAACAAATAAGAATGTTTTAATGAATATTATAAGAATCCAAAAGAGTAAAAATTATTCAATAATTTCAAACAAAATTATTAGAAATAAAGAGTTATCATTGAAAGCAAAAGGATTAATGACTTTGATTTTGTCTTTGCCAGACAACTGGGAACTTTCTGTGAATGGTTTGGTTAAGATTGTAAAAGAGTCGAAAAACACTGTTTACTCAATTCTAAAGGAGTTAAATAAAAAAGGATATGTAGAACGTCAAGTTCAAAGAGATAGTTCGGGAAAGGTCCTTAAATGGGATTTGTTCGTTTACGAGCATCCACTTACCAAAAATCCAGATGTGGAAAAACAAGATGTTGAAAAGTGCACACAAATAAATAAAGAAGTTAAAACAAATACTAAAATAATAAAGCACACAAGGGAAAGTTTTTCGATTGATGTTTTTGAACTTGGAATATTAAACAAAGAAGAGTCAAACAATTTCATTGATTATTGGAGCGAAAAAAACAAGAAAGGAAAAATGAGATGGCAGCTTCAAAAAACTTGGGATTTAAATTTAAGATTAAAAAGATGGAAAAGAACAACAAAAACATCAAGTCGCTCTAAAATAGAAAATCAAATAAGTGCTCATTATGGGGCTTTAGAATTATTAGAAAAAAAATATGGCAATTAATTTATATAATAAAGATTGTATGGAAGCTTTAAAAGAATTTAAAGATAAGCAATTTGATTTAGCTATTGTAGACCCTCCTTATGGGATTAAGGCTGATGAAAATGCATACAAAAACGGTATAAAATGTAAAAAAAACGGATTTAAAGAACATAAAAAAGGTATGTGGGATAGTGCAATTCCATCTAAAAAATACTTTACCGAACTCAAAAGAGTAGCAAAAAATCAAATTATTTGGGGAGGGAATTATTTTACTGAATATTTAAAACCTATAATGAGTTGGATTGTTTGGGATAAGATGCAACACAATTTTAGTTTTGCTGATGGTGAATTAGCTTGGAATAGTTTTGGTAATAAATTAAAAATATTCCAATACGCAAGAGGTAATGAAAGTGGATTTGCACCTAAAATAAAAGATGGATTAAAAATAGGATTAAACATACATCCTACTCAAAAACCTGTAAAACTATACGAATGGTTGCTAATGAATTATGCAAAAGAAGGAGATAAAATTTTAGATACTCACTTAGGTAGTGGTAGTATTGCAATAGCTTGTCATAACTTAGGTTTTGATTTAGAAGGTTACGAATTAGACAAGGAATATTTTGAAGCTGCGAAAAAACGATTAAAACAACATCAATCTCAATTAAGGATATTATGAAATTTGAAAACGAATGAAAGTTTAACATCCGAAAAAATAAACAAAATATATAATGAAAGAACTAACTAAAAAATGTATTGGATTGATAAGTTCAACATTGGTTCAACTTGGACAAACAAAAACTGACAAGGATATTTTAATTCTAGCTTCAACATTAGCTGAGGATTTGGTTCGAGATTGGAAGATGCTTAGTTGGAAAGATGTTGAGGAATCTTTTCGATCAGGTATAAGAGAAAGTGAAGAGTTTGCTCTTAATGTTAAAACTTATTATAAATGGCTTAGAACTCACAAAAAGTTGATTGATGAGGACGTTTACAAACAAAACAACTTGGAATCTTATACAGTCGATAGGCGTTTGAAATATAGAAGTAAAAACAACTCAGGATTGTTAACTATTAAAAAATTAATTTATGAAAATACCAAATCTCAACAAACCAAAAAAAAGTTGGTTCACAAATGATTGGATTGACAATGAAGAGATTGTTGTTGAACATTGGTGGCTAAAACCAAAGTTTTATGGATATACAGAATCTAAAGAAAGTCTTGATTTGGGCGGCGTTACAAAATACATCGACCCTAAAAGAACTGACAATGATTATTTAGTCGTTGGAACAAAATTACAATTATACAGATTGTTTGATTATATGCTAAATGAATACAACTGGGAACTAAAAGATTCTTGGCAAAGTAAACTAAAAGAACATCATTTGCAATTGTATAAAGAAAATAATAATGAACCAATAATATTAAGAATATGACAATACAAAGATTTAAGAAAAAACAATATAGAACAAAAGACAAATCATTGTTTCATAAATGGTTGAAACAAGAGGGATATAACAGAGCGGGCTTGTCAATAAATTTGGATGTAACACCAATGACAATTGATAGATATATGCGGGAGCCTGAAAGATTAACACTAAAACAAATAAAAACAATTTGTGAATCAACAAATGTGGACGCTAATTTTATAATAGATTTAATATACTAATGAAAAACAAATTAAAAAGTTATAAAAAGTTAAACAAAAAAACTAAAGAACGTATTTTTGAAACTTTAAAAGATGACAAAACAATTCCAGAAATTGCTCAAATTTTTAATTGTAGTATCATAACAATTAACAGAGTAATTGAAGAGCGGTTAAAAATTAAGAATTGATTGTTAATAAATTAGAATCAAAGAGTGAAACAATATTACATAATTTTTATTAGAATTGTATTATGAACTTGTTAAAGATATTTTATAATTTAACAATGGTATTGATTCAAATAATTATTATCATTCCATTTGTTTTGTTATGGTATATATTAACACAAACTCTTGCTTGTCTTGAAATACTTTGGAAAAATAAAAAAAGGTAAAATAATATTCGATAATAAAGCTAAACTTATCAATGACTTATCTAATTTTAATGATGATATAAAAGTTGTTATTGAGATTAGAGAAGCGAAAGATGTTAGAACAAACCAACAAAATAAGTTGTGGTGGGTTTGGATGAATACAATTGGAGATACAATTGGATATTCAGCTCCAGAGATTCATGAGATATTGAAATATAAATTCTTAATGAAAGAGGAAATGATTGATGGAGAAATGCACCAATCTTTAAAATCAACAACAACATTAACAAAGAAAGAATTTAATAAATTAACCAACGATGTTTTATATTGGGCAAACGATACGTTGAACATAAATCTTCCAAATGAGTGAAGATAAAATTCAAGAAGAAGTTGTTAAATATATATTATATGTTTGGCCAAAAACTTTATTGAGTGCAACTCTTGGAGGAATAAGAACATCATATAAACAAGCAGTAAAAGCAAAGAGAACTGGTTACAAGAAAGGACAGCCAGATTTATTTGTCTACGAACCAAGAGGAGCTTATAATGGTTTAGCCTTGGAGATAAAAACAAACAAAGGATATGCAACTAAAGAACAAAAACAATGGATTCAAGATTTGAAAGATCGAGGATGGAAAGCGGAAATATGCAAAGGTCTTCCAGCGTGTTTGGATGTTATAGATAATTATATGAAACTAAAAAGAATTATAGATTGAAAAAGGTTAGTAAAAAACAGAATAAAATAAATAAAGAACTCAGGAAAGTTTATTCTGAGATTACTAACGAAAGAGGGGCTTATTGCAGTGGATGTGGGAGGTCGGATGTGCCCCTTTCTTTTTCTCATATAATACCAAGAAGTAGGCGTCCAGATTTACAAACTGATAAAAGAAATATTACTTATCATTGTTTGAGTCTGGAACGAAAAGGATGTCATGAGATTTGGGAATCAAACGAAAGATATAAGTTATTAGATTATCATAAGAACATGGAATACATATTGGAAGTTGATACTGAATATTATTTTTTAATTAGTGAATAGATGGCAAAGAAAAGAAAGTTAAACTCAAAGAATCCTAAATGGAATAAAGATATGGAAAAAAAAGAGTTTACTAAAAGAATATTAAAGAAAGAAGTAAAAGGATGCAAGATTTATTTTGTTTGGGAATAGTTTTAATTGTTGGAATAGTTATTGGAATATACATCACAACACAATTAAATATTAGTATCAATGAAAGAATTAAAAAAGTTAAACGAAAGAAGGCAGATGTTAAATAAGGTAGAAAAAATATTATGTATTTTGTTTTACATAGCGTTAATCATTATTGCGTATAAACAATTTTAAAATGCCAAACCTACCAAAGAACAGACAAAGGCCTTGGATTCCAAAAAAGCCACAACACCTTAGAGAAGTTGATAACGCTTCGTTCTACAATTCAAAGAGATGGCGTGCATTGAGAAACTACTACATCCAAGCAAATCCTTTATGTGAGCAGTGCAAAAGGAATGACTTAGTTACAGCGGCACAGTGCGTTGACCATCTGACACCCATTTCAATGGGAGGTTCAATGGTTGACATTAAGAACCTGCAAAGTTTGTGTAATAGTTGCCACAATAAAAAAAGTGCACGTGAATCAGTAGAAAAGAGAAAAAAAATAAAAACTTATGAAAGGAAATAACAAAAAAAATATACACACTAGGGGGTGTAAAATCTTAAACAGGCAACCTATGGCAAT